CCTTTTTCTTCTTTATAAATTTCTTCCAATAAATTGATTTCTTTTACTTGGTATTCATTTTCTATTTGATCATATTCTTTATAAAATAAAACTATTTTTTCATTGTATAATTTGTCTTTATAATCAACATTATTATACACTTTTTTTTTAATGGAAAAAATCTTATCAATAATTGGAGTATTATTTGTTATGTCCAATTTTGAAATATTCCAGCTTTTATCCTTTCTGTTTAAATATACTTTATTATCTAAATCAGTTGTTACAGATTGTTTATAATTATTTACAAATTCATTAGATCGTTTAGAGACTTCATTTTGGTATCGCTTTGCCTTATTTAATTGAGGATCTGTTGATTTAAATCCCTGAGAAATAAAATTTGATAATTCCTCAGGAGTTATTTTTTTTTTAAAATTTAAAGATAGTAAATCTTTCAGAATAACTCCCGCTTTGTCCAAATAATCTAGACTAGGGTATGTGCAAACTCCAGGACTAACTGCATTAATTTTGTAAACAGACTCTAATATATTGTTTTTATTAAATGGTATTGTAAAAGAAGAATATTTATCTTCAGATACTTCTTCATAAGAGCCATGGGTAGCTATAAATACAATAGCAATATCAGGTGAAACACATTCACTAACCATTTTCTATATATATATATATTTATAAATAATAATTTTGTCTCTTTTTGGTTTTTCTATTTTTATACCTTTTTTTTCCTCCCTTTTTAGATTTACTAGGATAAAGATGTCCTTTATACGGACCCAAATTTTTTTCTACTTCTTTTCTTTCATTACGAGGCATATTTGTCATTTCATCTAAGGCTGTTTTTCTTGCTTTAAATTCTAACGTATTTGTTTTAAGTTTAATATTATTTAATATTTGAACAAGTTTTTGATTATTAACTTTATTTTTATTTATAACACTATTAATTTTATCAATTGCATCTACCAACTCTTTTAAATTCGATTCCATGTATTCTGTAGAATGTTGCCAAGATTCTAAATTGTCCATAAACCCAGAATAGGCTTGATCAATAAGTTCGGGATCTTCGTGTAAATTAGATTTTTTACTAACTTGTTTTATCAAGTTCTCAGATAAATCATAGGTTTTATTTACATTATCTAACAATTCATTTAAATAAAATAAAGTCTGTTCTTGATGTTCTCCATATTCGAGTTCTAAATCTGACGAAAGATTCATTATTTATTTATATAATAAATTTATATAAAAAAATAAAAAATAAAATTGATTTTTTTATTTAATTAGATCATATAACAATTATTTTAGATTCAACACTGATCAACTTTATTATAATAACAATCTATTTAATACATATTTGTTTCTTATTCAAAAAATGGTGAAACTATTTATTAAACGCACGGAGATTCATCATACTGAAGAATATATTTCTTCTGCTCTTGAATTGATTGGCAAGGTAAGTGAAGTTTCGTTTATTCCAAAATCGAATGCCCAAGGTGCAAAATACAATGCATCTCTAGTAACAATCGATTTAAACTATAATGATGAATGTAAAGCATTTATGACCAAGCTAGAAGAAAACAATAATGAACCAATTAAATTTAACCACCACGTAAAATGGTTTTGGTGGATTGGCAAACATAAAACTCAGGAAAAGCCGATATTAGTGGAAGCCGCTTCAGATGAAAAAATGGCATGGGAAACAGATACATCACTTTCTCCAGAAGCAATAAAATATCTAAATGAAATGAAAGCAATGCTGAACAAAGCTCAAATTGAAAACGAAGAAATGAAAAAAAGAGTTATTAAAGCAGAAAGAACTGCGATGCAAGCTGAACATGATAGAACACAAGAATGGCTACATGCCAAACACAGAGAATCCGAAATCTTTTTCAAAGACGTTGAAATTGAACATCTTAATGAAGAATTAACTGAATTAAAATTAAAAAATTGTAGCTTAGAATAAAAAATTTTTAACTCTTAAATAAAACTCTTTTTTTGTTACATTGAATCCATAGAAATGTCGGATAAATTACTAATAGAAACATTCACGGATACCCTTTTTGAATTAAAGTCAATTTCATTCGTATTAGGATGATAAACAGAATCCCTTTCTTGTTTCTTAAAACAAAATAAATATTTTATTAAAAACTCGAACATTACTCTTTATTACAAATAAATGATATAATAAAATTGAAATCATTTTAAATCTATATTCCTTAATTAGCTACTAATGAATTATGACTCAAATAAATCTACTTTCAAGTATAAACTCACTTCCTAAAGAGCTAATCGACATGGTTTATGAATTCTATCCTTTATACAAAAACCAATATCGACACGTCGTACATCAACTTTTATACCAGGATGTAATGGATGAACTTATTGAACAATGTCAAAATTTAAATTCGTGTACAGAATGCGATCAATATTTAGGAGATAAAGACCCGTATGCAAATGTTAGAATAGGATATTATAATTGTAAATTTTGTTCTTCTTATTGTGAATGGTCATGGAAGTATGATTATAGAAAGATGAATGGTTAATAAAAATAAATAAAAAAAAAAATAAATAAAAAAATTGATTTTATTTTATAACTTAAATGAAACATAGAATACTTAATGACAACAGCTCAAATTAGTAATACTTCTTCCGAAACTATGATTTATACTTACTTCCTAGGATATAATGATGTGTCTACAACTGATCGCAAAATAGCAGATTTTTATGAATATTGCATTTCAAGAAGAGCAAATGGAAAAACCGAATACAAGTGGGATGGAGATACTAAAGTTATGTTAAATGAGATTGAAATGTATTGCCAAAAAAAAGGACTTTCCCTAACAATGGAAGAAGTTGCATATGGGTTGCATTGCTTCGATGCAAGGTATGGTTATAATGAGGACTATGACACAATTACAAAAAATAAATACGAACATTGGTCAAAGGTAAATAATGAATGGACAGACGAATTTCCAGATGAATAAATAGTAAAAAATATAAAAATTTTATTTAATATTTAAATAACCTTTTTTTATTGGATTTTAATATATGATTAACATTTATAATTTTTCCATAGCTGCAATAATTGGATCTGTAGTTGGATTTTTAGGAGGTTTTGAAGGAATAGCTGGTGGGTTTTATATCCAGATGTTATTGTTAGTTACCAACGTGGCTAAAACCCAAAGAATTGCTGCAGGAACAACACTATTAGCTGTTCTTTTCCCGATATCTATAGGAGCTGTAATAGAATATTATAAATCCAAAGATATTGATATTCCTGTTGCTCTAATAATTACTTTTTTCTATATTATTTTTGCCACGTTTGGTGCCAAAGCAAATGAACATTTTAAAGAACACATCCCACTATTTTCGATTGCCATTACAATGGGAATAACATCCATCTATTTTGCAGTAAAAGGCTATAATGCCTTATTAAATGTAAAAAAATAATAAAAATAATATATCCAATCCTCTTATATCACATTAGTAAATTAAATGTTAAATTCAGGAATTGTATATTCTTCACCTACTTTAGAATATTTAGCAATAATTTTAGGATTTGGTTTGTTTCCAATAATTTCCTCAGTATTATAAACATTCCCATTATTGTCTAAATAATAAATTATTCCTTTTATTTCCTGAGCAAACACTTGGGTCGTGTGTTCTTTTTTAACCTGAGTATTGTCTACTTCAATTTCACCATGGGGGCGTCCTTTTTCATGAGTACCGCAGTACAATTTATCACTATCTTTCCTACGCCTACTGCACTGCTCTCCATTTGCTCTCTTGGCAATACAACGTTCTCCGCTATTAATAGTATTTTTAACCCTTTTTCGTTTCACTAAATCCTCTTTTGTTAAAGTTAATTTTTTATAATCTTGCACAAATTTTAAAATTTGTTCACCATCTCTTGGTGACAATGAATACAAATTCCCTTGAATAAATTTTGTTGCAAATTCTTTTTTAAAGTTATTTAAATATTCCTCAATTTTCAAATTTACTACCTTATCCATATTTACTAATTATTCTTTGTTTGAATAAATAAAAAGATTTCAATTTTTTTTTAATTATTCGCAAGTAAATAGATACATATTAATAAGAATAAATAAAAAAACAAATAAGATCCAAAAATATCAACTCCTACACCATAAAACTTTAATATTTGTATTAATGCAAATACAATAATTAAAAATAACCCTAGAGTAGTAATGGTATTTAAATTCTTCATTATAAATAGTAATAAGATTATTATTTATTAATTTGAATTTTATAACAGCATAGAGGAATTTGAATTGTTTGGTTTTTAAAGAAAATTTTATTATTTTCCTTTTCATTGAATAAAATAAAATCTATTTTATCCCAATTTACCTTTGTTATATCCGTTTCACAGGTATATTTTCCTCCAACACAAATCTTGTTTAAATATTGATATTCGGGATCGTCATTATTAAGGTGTATACAATTATTTATATTTGAATTTAAAACATATACCCTTCTCAAATCATTTTGTTTAGATGATATTCCAAATATGTTAGTAAATACCGATTGATCTTTAGTTGACAAGGTATATCCACAAATTGGAATGATTGCTTTTTCGATATTCGAATGAAAATAAATCAATTCCAAATTTTTTTTATTTGAAAAAAATGATGATACTAAGCTGGCTATAGGATAAATATAAGACATTTTAAGTTGAAGAATTTCATAAATTGTAACTAAAAATATAGTATCCTCTTTTTCATAAAACAGATTACTGAAATCAATGCAACTACTATCTATAAAAATAAAATTGTTCTTTTGAAAAGTAATATGTTCACAGGTAAATATATTTGAAGCATCAAAATTATTTTTCAATAATTCATTTATTAGCTGAATACTATACTCTTCCACTCCTATAGAATCATTTAATGAAGGAAATTGCAACTGATTATTAATATTTTTTTCCACCAATATTTGAATTATGGGATAATTTGAATCATGCATAACATTAAATATTATTAAATTAAAATTTAAATTTCCAACACATTCATAATTTTTATAATTATAATTACTCATATAATATAAATAATTATAATTCCATTTCATTATTTATACCTTTTTTCTACAAATCGTTTCTCTAATTACTTCCTCTCGGCTATCTTGTATGTCTTGAATAATGGATTCAACTTTTTCTTGATTATTATATAATTTATAAAGGACATCATTCAATACTTTACTAGTTATAGGTTTTTTGGATTTTGTTTGTTTATAAATTAATGCACCTCCACTATTCATTTCAAAACAATCTACATTTTTAGCTTTCATAGTTTTAACTAAATTATTGGATGTATTTTTCTTTTTAGCATTTAAATCCCGTACTATTTTCCTGTACTTTGAAATCTCATCATCCAACGCAATCCAATTTTTAATTTCATTAACTAAAGTCTCTTTACTTATATCTGTCATCTCTATTAATAAATAATATTTTATTTAAGTAAAAATAAAATACTAATTAATCTCTTTATCATGCCTTTTACAGAATTCTCGATTATGTTTAATTTTACAACCACATACTTTACCCTTATTTTTCCCACTTTTGATAATAGCTGTACAGATGGAATCCATTTTTTTTTTTGAAATAATAATTGGACCTAAACTATTTGTTCCAAAAAATTTAACTAACATAGAGTTGGTATGCGTAGAACAATAATGTTTACCATCTATTTGACAAACTTTGGTAAATGATTTATCACATTGTTTATTTCCTTTTTTTATATAATCACATTGAGAGTTGGATTTAATATTAACGTAATACAATTTCCCTCCTATTTGGGAAACATTAAAATTGGGGTCTAAACTATTTACGTTAAATATCTTAATAAAATTCTGGGAACCAGTACTTTCTGGAAGAATACATTTGTTCTCTACTCTGCAATAAGGGCAACAAAAATACCCTATCCTCTTTGGATTTAATTTTATTTTTTGGTTAAAAATATCAAGAAACAGAGGTTTGTAATTAAACACATGGCCACACTTTAATATTACCCGATCATCAAGTAATGTTTCTTTAGTAATTAAACATCGATTGTTTTCATCAACATCATCTATTTCATCAATATAGTCCA